AAGAAGAAGAAGAAAAACGTAAAAAATGAACGACGAATCGACACTAGCACAAGTTGTAAAGGAATTACAAAGCTCAAACCTGTCTCAAGATCTTATACTTGATACAATTGATAACTATGACTTTACACTTGCGTCTACTGCCGCCCGTGAAAATACCAAAGAGGTTCCTACTTTTCTAGACAAACTTGTGGGTGTTGCGACAGACTTAAAAGATAAGTTTGACGTTCTAATACGTTCAAACGTAGTACTTGCAAAAAGGTTAGAGGGCAACAAGCTTCAGGAACGTGAAAACCGCGATGAGTTGCTTGACGCCCTTAGAGGACTAAAGCCTGACAAAACACGTCCGACTCCAGTTAAAGACTCTAAGTTAAAAATGCCGGGCGGAATTTTTAGCGGCATACTATCAGCCGCTGCGCTATTGGCTGGCTTTGCAACTGGGTTTATAACTCAACTCGCATCCTCAATGTTTGGCGTTCTTAAGAAAACAAAGCTTTTTCAAAAGATAGGTGGCATCTTTTCTACTATTAGTCAATTTTTTACAGGCATTATAACGCGTCTAAAGGCCTCTCCATTGTTTAAGGGAGTCTTTACTGGCATAGAAAAGATTGCAGAGCTTGTTAATAAATTTAAGTCTAGTAAATTATTTGTTCTACTCGGTAAAGTATTTTCTATATTTGGAAACTCGCCGGTTGTTAAAACAGTATCTAGCGTTGTTGGAATTGCTGGAGAAGCGTTTTCTGCAATAGGACGAACATTTTCAAGCATGTTTAGCTTTTTTAAATTTGGAATGAAAGCTGGGGGAGGCCTAGTAAAAACGATTTCATCATTAGGTAAATTTGTCGGACCATTTTTAAAGGTATTGGGCTTGCCGCTAACAATAGCAATGGGAGTCTATAGTGGAATAAAGGGAGCGGTTGAAGGGTTTAAAGAGGGTGGCTTGATTGGCGGCCTAAAGGGACTTTTTGTAGGCGTATTTGACGGCTTGGTTGGCAGCCTATTAGACTCAGTAAAAGATGGAATATCTTGGATATCTGAAAAACTTGGATTTTCCGAGTTCTCTAAGTTTTTAGACAGTTTCTCATTTACTGACCTATATTCAAAATATTTTATTGATCCAATGTTTGAGATGTATGCTGCCATTGGTAAGTTTATTGGCGATTTACCAAGCATAGTCATTGACTTTTTTGCAAGTTTACCGGAAAAATTGGGAGCACTATTTGCCTCTGCTGGTGAAAGCATAACTGGCGCCGCAGACAATCTTGCTAGTTCGATTGACGAGATGCAACGCGCCGCAATACGAGCAATATTGCCTGATCCAAACGAAAAACTTTCAGTTGCAAATCCAAAATACTGGTTTAGAAAGTCAGTTCCAGACAGCATTTATGAGTATGCATATGCCACTAAAAAGAGTGAGGAGTTAGCTTCTTCTGAAAAAAGTGTCTCAGCTTCTTCTGAAAAACTTACTGCATCTTCTGAAAAAATATTAAAGGCGACAACAACAAATGACTTTTCAACACTAACAAAAACTGAAAAGGCTATGGCGGCTGGTTACGGTTCTTGGGACGAGTATGCTGCATCAGACTTTAAGTGGAAAAATAATATACAGTCTGTTCCAGCAATGTCAGGCAATATGTTGGCGTCTGCCGGAAACATTTCAAATATTGCGCCAACAGTAATTGTAAACAACAACAACGGAGGAAACGTAAGCAACATCAGCACAAGCAACGTAAACAATAACGCTTCTCCAATGATGCCAATACTAACTGGCAGCGCGATGGGCTATTGATTGCAAATGCGATGATAAACAATATCATCAAACTCTTCTGCAGTTTTTACACCTGGAAAGCTGTGCATAATTTCACCGCGTATATTGTAACATAGCGTGTGTGGTATGCCTATTATGTTGTATTCAAATATAAGAGGTATATTTTCCTCTTTATCAATATCAATAATCTCTAGAATGGTTGGGGTGCGATCACAATAGTCACGCAACGTTTTTAGGTGGCGTAAACAGTCAACGCAGTTTACATACGTAAATACCTTTATTAAAAATATCATAGAAGTATATATGAAAACAGGGGATAGAGCGAATCTATCCCCTGTTTTGTGTAGAGTTAGCAATTAACCGCCTTGAGCAAGCTTTGCAAAGTAGCTAAGCGACTCATCGTCGTCATCATCAGTGCTTGACGCAGCAAATGTTGATTCCGAACTGTTATAGTTTTGTACCGGCTCAGCCGACTTACCGACTGCTGCGGCCGCGACGTTTACACTTGCCGGTTCAGTAGAAGAGCCAGCAAGGGCGTCTGCTCCAAGAACTTCAACAAGCTTGCGCTTGAGGTCTGCATACGACTTGTAGTTTGCAGGATCAATAAAGTCCTTTAGAGAATACAGCGAGTTGTAGATCTTTTCAAGCTTCGCTTCGTCTCCTCCAAAGAGTTCGGATGCGCCTTCAAATTCAGACTTGTCATAGTTACGATAGCCTTCAAAGTTACGAATCTTTAACTTGAAGTTTGCACCAGCCCAAAAATCAAACGGGTTGATTGGAGTCTCGTCTTGAAACTGAGGTTGCATAATATCCATAATCTTATCAAAGATTTTCTTGCCAAACTTGTACAGGAAAACTTTGCCTTCATTGTCTGGATTTGCGGGGTCGCTGACAACAAGAATGTTGCTAACGTAATGCAAACGACGTTTGCGCTCACGGGCAATTTCCTTGTCCTTCTCGTTTCCGCTGTTCCAAAGTACGCTGTTAATCTCGCTTACCGGATCAGGTTGACCAATACTTGTAAGTGAGTTTTCAATGTACCAACGACCAGTAGGTCCCTTAAAACCATGATCCCAAAAGCGAACCCATGGCAGGTCTTCACCTTCAAGGGCAGGCAAGAAGCGAATCACGGCATAACCGTTTCCGGCTTTGTCTACGACTGGACTCCAAAGACGATCGTCTCCGTATGAAGTCTTTGGCGTACTCAATTTTTCTGCAGCTTCAACAAGTTTATTGATGCTTGCTGCACGATTTTGTTTTAGTTTTTCGAATGACATATATTTTTGTATTGCAGTGTATTGTTGTTGTATGTGTTTGTTATATCACCACTTGGTTATTATAACATAGTTTCAAGGCTTTGTAAATGTTTTAATTACAATTTCTTGAAAAGCTTTTTGTTGTAACGGTAAGTTACGAATAAACGGCTTGTAGCTATTTATCTTTAGGTTCATGGCAGCGTAGAGTCCCATTGGGTCAGACACTCCTGCAGCGATACGACGTGAATAGTTGCATAAGACGTCAAGTATGCATAGCGTCTCCACAGAGACTCGGCCACTCGCAGCAAAATCATAGAGAGGAATTTGTGAGCCGCGAGGCCTCAACAGCTCATCAAAGTTATCAGTAATCGACTTGCACACGGTAAGCTCTTCTTTAAAGCTGTATTGTAAACGCTGTATTTTAGAAGTCCAAAGAGTGTATGCCTCTTCAGACATATTTCCGATCCATTCGTTTCCAGAGAGCAGGTTTGCTAAAAAATATTCAATTACTGTTTTCTTTTTAACATAACGACGAGCCAATTTTTCAAAAAAGTAACGATCGCGACGAGCCTGAAAGGTGCTCTCCTTTAAACGCGGACCCTTAAAGTTAAACTTAAACGCGTCATAGTTGCCCTCACTAAAGTGCAACTTCATAGCCATATAGATTGACCACGTTTCAAAGCCTGAGACTCGTACGTCCTGAATTATCATGCAAATAGCGAAGCGCTTCTAGGCAACAAGTTATTACGTTGTGCCTCAGCTTCAAGTTTTTCTTTTAGGCTGCCAACTACAAGTTTTGAAATGTCGTCTGGATCAATTGTATAGTCGTCGCAGTAGTCAATGATTGCTTCAAGATATCCTATTGATTTAAGGCGCACTCGACGCTCGATTTCAAGAGCAAACTCTTGTTTTGTTAAGATTTTTACGGGTAATTCTTCAGACATATTATATTTTGTGTTCAACTACTTTTAAGATTATTGTTTGTTCATTTATGCGACCATTTGCGGGTTTTTTCTTAACAGTCAAGTTTACAAACAACTTGTCAAGTTGCTTTGGCGTAGAACTTAAAATGTTATTTAGAGTTTCTTTGGGTTTGCGAAGAGTCGCTACAAAGCTGCTTGAAGCGTCATAGCCCTTTAGTGAAGTTCCTTTTATTTCAAACCCGGCGGGACCAGAGGCAATATAGACACTCAGCACGCGTGTTTTTGTATTAAAGAGATAGAGTCTCTGAGAAGTTGGAATGCGAGTCGGTGAAACAGAATCGAGACTCCAGTCAGCAGAGTGTTGCTGATACTTTAGTTTAGATACCTGCTTGCTGGCGTCCTTAACCTTTTTCTTACGAGGCTTGCGAGTAGAGTTTTTAATCTTAGCGTGGTTTCGAACGTCGCCAATCATGCTCTCTAGAGACTTTACAATTTTACGAAGTTCTGGCTTTGACAAGTATGAATATCCCTCGACAAGTTGCTCGTCCGTGCGCTGCAACGCCCCGTTATACTCTTCATAGTTTTTTTCTAGCCAGTCAAGTATAGTCTTGCAGCCTTGTGCAGGAATCTTAGAGTCCCTTAAAGCAGTTGACATATTAAAGGATGCGTTTCCAGAGCGGGTGGCGGCCCACTGATCAAGGCAGTCTTCAAGCGGCGAAACAATCTCTTTGTGTACTCTTTCACGTATGCGGTCAAGCGGACTAGGAGTTGGGGCTTTAACCTTTGTGACGTCGCCGTCATCCACAGGTGAACTCGCCCGTAAAAGTGTAATTGCACGCTTTAATTCGTAGTGGACAACAGACGCGTCATCCTTTGGGACTGGCGGCTCGTCATGAAATGGAAGAGTCGCAAAATATTCAGTTGTCTGTGGATGTATGCTTGGCATTCCACGCGTCAAGCACCTCACTAGTTTACCAACTGTGCTTGGTAAAACGTTTGGGTTTGCCTCTTTGATTGCGGCGACGTCATCCTTGTTATAACCGTTGCTCTTCATCCAATCAAGCACGAGTGGCTTCATTGCTGCAGTATCCAAGTAGTAGTTATAAAACCCAAGAGCACGGGCCCGTGTCTTATAAAACTTTTCGACTGGCCAGGTTTCCCAGCCATTCCATTCTGGTTCGTCGCCTGTCCATTTCGCGTCAGGCGCGATTACTCTTCCAGCTTTAAATGCGTTACTCATTTGTTTCGAAAATTGAAATTATTCTAGAAATTTTAAACGATCTCCAACCATCCGCTTCAAGGTCATACACTCGAAGCGCGTCGCTCTCTGGATCAATCTTAACAGCTGATTCTTTTAATGGAGTAGGAAGCAGCCGAGGTTGCAGCGTACACTTCATGTCTCGCAGGCTGCCGTCCACTTTTGTAAAGGTGACGAGCGCCACTCCAGTTTGAAGTTGCTCCAGTATTTTTTCTTTATCAAAACTATTGTTTGCCATAGGACTATTATACACAGATTTATCAAAATGTAAACGCTAAAGTTTAATAAGTTTTACAACGGTAACTATCAGCTTGCATTTCGAGTTCACGAATTTTGCATAGAGCGCTTTCATAAGAAGCTCTCAAGCCGTCAACCTCTGATTCACGTTGGTAGGTTATAAGCCAAAGTAAGTCTGTTGTGGTTTTTATGGGCTTTATGTTTCCGTGGTATCCGGCTTCGTGACCATTAGAGCCATAGTCGTTTTCCAAGATATGCCACATAATCCAACCTTCTGGGTCAAAGAAACTTATAACAGTTTCAATTGATGACCAGATTGCATTTTGTAGTCGTCCCTCAACTTCGAGGCATCCTGCTGCTCGCGCCGCGTCACACGCATCGCTGAGTTCTCGATACTCGCTGAGAAGTTTGTCTAGCTGTTGTAGTGTCAATGCACTCATGTTAAACCTTCCACGCTGCCAACGTATGCTTAAACGGCTCCCCTTCAATCTCTTTAACTGCTCGAAGCATCTCTGCTGCGACTTCACGAATCTCAACCTGTGCGTGCTCTGAGTGTCTCAGCTTTAGAAAATTTGCGAAGCTTCGCATATTAAACATCACGTCACTTTGAATCTGACTGTTGTATGCCTTAAAGAATCGAGCGCTTTCTTTTGCTCGCTTGCGTCCAAGAAGCGGAGTAAGATTTTCTAAAGCTTCGTGATAGAGCAAGTTTCCAGTTTCAGAATAGTGTACGAGTTTGGCTTGCCACATCGTTGGCCAATCATCAGGAACAAAGTATTTGTCTTCTTGTAGTTCTTTGTATCGAGCGCTCTCGGCGTTGATGCTTGCGATGCGATGCTTGAGCAGATGAATATGTGACGCGATGTCAGTGTCAACAAGAAAGTGTACCATAGCCTTTTCAAAGGGAGTCTCGTGCCCATTTGACCACAACATATTGATAAGGTTTGGAATTCTAGTCCGCTTGTCTTCGTTTAGTTCGCGTGAAGTGCTTGTCCAGGCGCTGCATGCAATTGTTTCGTCTGAGCCATAGTGGCCAATAAGTTCAATTCGATTTTTCATAAATTTTACCAGGAAGATTGATAGAAGAGTCGTTCGCTGTTCCAATCAGTATAGTCAATCAAGCCCGAAATGATTTTGATGCTGTTTTCAACGTTGTTCCAATAGCTGTCATCGACAGTGGTTGATCCCCAAAAGAAACCTTGTGTAGGAGGCATTTTAGTAGGGTCCTTTAGGGCATGAGTCGCTTCAAGAGTTTCAAGGCATTCAAAAAGAGAGTCTTGACTAACCTCGTAGGTGCCACAGTTATCAATTCCACATTGAACGTGTGTGACAAACCATTGATGCAGCGCGTTAAACTTACGCCAGTATGCAGTCTGCTTAAAAAGCGAGTAGTAATCAGGAGCGGTGTCTGGATATGGTCGGTGCAGCGGCTCAAACTCTGCAAGTGCAGGGTCTCCAGGCTTTGCACCGACTTCAAGACTGTTCAACTCTTTGAGTGAGTGAGAGGTCTTCTTAACTTTGAAAATATACATGTCGAGTCCCATATGTGTGTCTGTTTGTGTTGTTTAGTACCAAAAATCTTCGTCTTTTACTGCGATCCAAACTATAGTGCAGACCGCTAGTGTTGCTAGTATTACAAAAATTATTATTGTTGTCCACATAAGTTTAGTCTTCGTCGCCGCAAGCCTCTCTTAATTTTCTTGCTGCAAGTTCATAAACTTCAAAAAAGTCTTCACGATTTTGCTTGGAGAGATTGAGTATCCTCTCACCTACAGTTTCTAGATCAGTGCAATCCTCACTAGAGTCATATTTAAGATCAGCAATGCTCATCAATAATTCTTCTGTATCAAAGAATGACTTGCTTATAGTGCAATTATCTTTTCTAATGCGAGTGCCGTCATCAACATACTCCCAACCATCAGCAAGATACTCTTCTAATTTGCCGTAATACTGGCATGGATAGTATTGCACAATACTAAGTCTGCGATGTGCATCAGCGGGAGGTTGCCCAATATACGCTGGCTTTCTTGCTCCTATGTTGTTAATTCTAATCTTCATAGAGTGCTTCTGGAATGTTATTGTTGAAGAGTTCCTCCCAATTTTTCTTTGCGGCTTTTTCAGCGGAAAACATATAATCTTGCTCTTTTATAAAATTAAAGTCATCCGTAAAATAACCTAAAGCATGATATAGAGCATGACCTCTTTCAGCAAGTTTGACATTAAGTTCTCCAACAGGTTCACAGCAATAGCATGATCCTTGAAGGCCGCTACGCAGTCTCGCATTTTCAGCCTTTAGAGAGT